GCGCCAGATGGAAGTGATCCGCAAGGGCCCGACGGCCATCGACACCGTCACCATCGGCAACCACCAGCGGAAGGTGGCCGAGAAGCTGGAAGACGTCGCCCTGAACGGGCTGGCGAACATCATCGTCGCCGGCAACCCGATCTACGGTCTGCGCAACTTCCCCGGCCGCAACACCGACGTCCACGGCTTCACGCTGAACGGCGCGACCGGTGCGAACTGGCTCGCCGCGCTGAGCAAGGCCCTCGTGAAGCTGGTGGGGGACAATGCCTACGCCAAGGTGACCATCTTCCTGAACTACGGCGACTGGCTGTACGCCAGCATCAACGAGTTCGTCGCGGGCTACCCGAAGACCATCCTGCAGCGCCTGCAGGAAGTCGCCCAGGTGCAAGAGATCGTCCCGGCCGCCCGCGTCCCGGCGAACGAGATCATCGGCGTCGCCGGCCTGTCGAACGGCAACTGGGGCACGATCCTCTCGGCCATGCCCCTGACGACCCGCCCGAAGGCCCGCCTGAACCCCGAGGACGACTACTCCATCGGCGTGATCGCGATGGCCGCCCCGCAGTTCCAGACGGACTACAACGGCAACTCGCCGCTGGTCCACGTCACCCAGTCCTGACGGGAGGGCGCATGAAGGTCACCATCACGAACCTGAAGGCGCCCTGGCCGGCCGGCGCTGGCCTCGGCTCGATCGTGGAGTTCGAGGGTAAGACGGCCCCGGCCTGGGCTGTGGGCAAGTTCGACCCCGCCCCGGACGACCTGGAGGCGAGTTTCCGCTACGAGCCCGCGCCGCCGGCCGAGAACGTCGCGCCCGGCCCCGTGCCGGGCTTCGAGAAGCTGAGCGAGAAGGAGCGGGAGGAGATCTCCGCCGGCATCCACCGGATCCGCGAGGAAGCTCATCACCGCGCTGCGGAAGCGGAGGGAAAGGCGGGTGAACTCGCCGCCGAGAACGCCACGCTGCGCGAGCAACTGGCCGCCGCGGCCGAGCGCATCGCCGCGCTCGAAGCCGAGAAAGCCAAGGTCACGGACGTGGACGCGCAGGCCGACGCCGAGAAGGCCCGCCTGGCGCTCGAGGCCGAAGCCAAGGAACTCGGCGTGTCGTTCCACCCGAACCTGGGTGACGACAAGCTGCGCGAGCGCATCGCCGAAGCCCGGGCGAAGAAGTGATCACCGTCACGCAGGCGAAGCAGTACCTCGACCAGGCGCTCGGCGTCACGGTTCCCGACTTCGTCGTGGCCGCGGCTGTCGAGCAGGTCGAGGCTGCCGAACCTGCGATGGAAGCAGCGGGGTACTCCGAGGCCACCATGACGCTGATCCAGTCCATGGCCGTTGCCATCGTGGCCGCGCCCGCGTCTCGGCAGTTGAAGTCGCAGCACGCTCCGTCCGGCGCGTCCCGGTCGTTCGACTACGACAAGGACATCTGGACCAGGCTGCGCCGCACCATCGCCGCGCTGGACACGGCCGGCACCGTCACCGACATCGTGGGCCCGGACCCGGCGGGCTCCACGCTCTTCATGGTCACCTGTTGACCGCTCCCGAGGCCGCCCAGGCGGCCTTTTCTACGCCTGAACAAGAAGGACTGAGTCATGGCGCACATGAGCGACTTTCTGGAGAACAAGATCATCGACTGGCTGCTGCGCGCCCAGGCGATCGGCATCACTGGCGCGACGGCCGCGGCAGGCACCGGCCCGGCGAACGTCTACATCGGCCTGCTGACCACCAGCCCGGCGGACGCCGGCGGCGGCACCGAGGTGTCCGGCGGCTCCTACGCTCGCGTGGCCGTGTCCTCGTCCCTCGCGAACTGGGCGGGCACCCAAGCCGCTGCGTCGACCACCGCCTCGAGCGGTACGTCCGGCACCACATCGAACAACGCCGCCATCACCTTCCCGGCGCCGTCGGCGAACTGGGGCTCGGTGGCCTACATCGGGATCTACGACGCCTCCACGTCGGGCAACCTGCTGTTCTGGGCCCCGCTGACGACGCCGAAGACCGTGAACAACGGCGACCCGGCGCCGAGCTTCGCCGCCGCGTCCCTGTCCATCCAGCTGGACAACTGACCGGAGGCTGACCCATGGCGCTGTCGGTCAGCGTTGCACAGCGCACCGCTACCGCTGCGCTCTCGGGTGACGACTGGATCGTTGTCACCGCCTCGGCGACCTACACCCGCAAGTCGGGCGGCGGGTCGCTGTTCTACGGATCGGGCAACGCGAACGGCGGGGGCGCGGCAAACGCATCTCCGGGTGTCCCTGGGACTGCGCCGTACTTCGCCGGCTCCAACGCGTTCAACACAGGGCTCGGCGTCAACCCGATGACCTGGACGGGCGGCACGCCGACGGCGTCCGGCTCGGTCAAAGGTGGCCAGTACTTCTACGGCAACGCCACCGCCGGCGGCTGCACGCTGTACGTCTCGATCTCGGGCGGCACGTCGAAGACGATCAAGGTCTTCACCTCCCGGGGCGACTCCACGTCGGGCTCGTTCCGATGCACGGTGACTTGGGTCAGCGGCGACACCGGGACGTCGAACGCCTCGGTCACGTTCACCGGTGACGCCACCTTCACGATCGACGCTTCGCCGGCCGCTACGTCGGTCTTGCAGATCAATCTGAACGGGTTCGACAGCGGCTACAACGTCTTCAACTCGGCCAGCATCGAGACGGCAAGCGGGGGCGGGGACACGGCCCTCGCTGCTGCGCTGACGGGCGTGGCCACCGCCACCGCCGCGCTGACGACCGCGATCCGCATGCAGGCCGCGCCGGCGGGCACGACCTCGTTGACGGCCTCGCTCACCACCCAGATCCGCCCGGCCGCGGCCGTCTCCGCGCAGACCACCGTCTCCGCCGGGCTGTCGACGGCGATTCGCCTGGCGGCTGGCGCCCAGTCGGCCACCACCGTGACCGCCGCCCTTGCCGGGAATGCCGCGGCGCTCGCGGCCGCCGCGTCGGGGCAGAGCACGTGCGCGGCCCAACTGACCACGGCGATCCCGCTGGCCGCCACGTGCTCGGGCGGGACGACCATCACCGCCACCTTGAGCGCCAACGCGTCGAGCATGGGCGCGGCCGTGACGGCGCAGGCGACCGTGTCCGGCTCGCTGACCACGTCGATCCGCCTTGCGGGCGCCGCGAGTGCGAGCTGCAGCGTTTCGGGCAGCCTGACGACCGCCATCCGGCCGGTGGCCGCGGTGGCGAGCGTGGCCACCGTGGGTGCTGCCCTGTCCACAGCGATCCGGCTTCAGGCTGCGGCATCCTCCAGCACGACGCTCACCGCGGGCCTGGCCGGCACCTCCGCTGCACTCTCGGCCCAGGCTCAGGGTTCCTGCACGGTCAGCGCGAACCTGAGCACGGCCATCCGCCTCACGGCCGACGTGATCGCGCGCGCCCAGGCCACAGCGGCGCTGTCGACGCAGATCCGCATGCAGGCGCTGGCGCAGGCCTCGACCACCCTTGCCGCCATCCTCGCCGGATCCGAAACCGAGATGTCCGCCGAGTGGATGTTCACCCCCGCGGCCGACGGCCTGGACTACGCAGCATCCGCAGACGATCTTTCCATCGGGAGCACACCATGACCACCGGCCCGGCCTGGGACCTGTCGGACCCCAACAAGCCCGTCGCCCTGTTCGACCCCAACGCGATCCGCGTGATCCCGTATGACCCGACGGCGCTGCTGGCGTCGATGGGGACCGACTACGCCTCTCACACGGTGGCCGCGGCCGATCCGCTCGAGTGCCTGAACCCGGGCACGCCGACGCCCGAAGGGATCCTGCCCATCCGCATGGCCGTGAAGTCTGGCGCCACCTTCAGCCAGGGCAAGAAGTACCCCTTCACCATCCGCATCGTCGGGGCCGATGGCCAGCAGGACGAGCGGACGTTGTGGCTCAAGCTCAAGGACCGGTAGAGCCCCTTTTTACTCGACCAACGGCGAGAGAACGGCGGTGTACGTGCCGCCCATCTTCGGCGAGTCACCACTGACCACGAATGCGTGGTCCTCCTCACGGACGCTGTATTCCTGAAAGTCCTTCGAGAAGTCCAGGTGGTACTTCGTGGCCTTCAATGAACCGCTTTCGTCGAGGCTGACCTTCCCCTCGTTGAACCCGTTGCGGAGGATCGTCACGGTGGTTTGGTGAAGGGTCGTCCTTCCCTTGAAGGTGTACTCGACCTCTGCTGGAAACTTGCAATGGCCGAATCCGTCGATTTCGACAGAGTCCGTGTCGCGCCAGTGTTCGACGAAATCGTGGATGGCTTTGGTATTCGACATGGGTTCCTCCCTGTGGTTCGAGTGTGTGAACTGTAGCGCTCCCTAGCATCCGGCGGCATGAGTTCCGCAGCTGCTTGGGCCAACACCGCACGCGCCACCCTGTGGCCGCTGCTCGGCCGCGACGATTGGGAGCAGGTCGAGACCTTCGGCCCGCCCGTTGGCTTCGACTGCGACTACACCGCCAAGTCCGAGCGCCGCACCGATGCCAAGGGCGTCGAGTTCGTCACCCGCCAGGTGATCTACACCGAACGAGCCGACATCAAGCAGGGCGACCGCGTGCTGATCGGCGAGGTCGCAACCGTGGACCCGATCGCCGCCGGCGCACTCGAGGTCCGGGCCACGGAGCGCTTCGGCGACACCTTCGACCGCACCACCGACGACTGGGTGATCTACACGTGAGCACCATCCGCCGCACCGACAAGATGCCGCAGTTCGTGGAGAACGCGCAGTCGAAGGCCCTCCGCGGTGTCACCCAGGCTCTCGTGCTGGGCGCCGCCGAGGCGAGCGTCTTGACGCCGACCGACACGATGAACTTGCTGAACTCTCAGTTTCGCGTCACTGAGAAGGTGGGCGACAAGGTGGTGGGCCGTGTCGGCTACACGGCGCCCTACGCCCTTCCGGTTCACGACCCGAGCAACCCGCAGAAGTTTCACCGGGCGACGGCCGAGAAGGAGTACCTGCGCAAGGGCTTCGAGCGGGCCGAAGAGCCCATCACCGCCGTCATCGCCGGGAGTCTTCGCACGTGAACGCCGCCGACGCCCTCCGCAACTTCGTCGCGGCCCAACTGTCCGACTGGCGCATCCAGTTCGGGGCCTGGCAGGACGGATCGAAGACCGATCGGTATGCGGTCATCAAGCCGACCGGAGGTCTCCCGGCCGAGCTCCTGCGCCGGCCCGCCTTCAGCCTGTACTTCATCGGCGCGGAGAACGAAGCCGCCTCCGTAGCTTACGAGGCTGCAAACACGGTGATCGAGGCCATGCGGCAGTCGAGCGGAGACCTGGTGTTCATGGAGCCCAGCGAACCCGCGTTCAACCCAACGAACGACGGCCGACCGGTCTACGAGGTCGCGGTCACCACCATCACGAACTGAAGGAGCTACCCCATGACGGCATTCACCGGGCGCGACGTTGTTGTCGAGTTCGCCATCGCCAAGGAAGACGCGCTGCCCGCCTCGCTGGTCTACCAGCGCCTGGGGATGATGCGCGGCAAGGAGATGAAGACCAGCTGGGACACGGCGGACACCACCGCCGACATGTCTCCTTCCTTCACGAAGACGAGTCTGGTCACGTTCAAGGCGGTCGAGTTCAGTGGTGACGGGGTGACCTACACCGAAGCCGCCTTCAACCAGCAGGCCTTCAAGGTCCAGGCGGTCAGCCCGAGTGCGGCCACCGACAACCAGCCGAAGGTCTGGCTGCGGATGACGGACCTGAGCGGCGCCGTCTGGGAGGGTCCGTTCATCGTGACCGAATGGTCCGACTCTGCCTCGTACTCCGACGCCGTCACCTGGAGCATCTCCGCTTCGAGCAACGGCAACGTCACCTACACCCCCGCCTGAGGACTGATCCATGGCCGCCATCACCGCCACCAACGGCAATCAAGCCGCGCAATACGCCGTCGCCGAGCAGACGCTGACGGCCGACGATACGCTCACCTTCAACGCCGCGAAGAAGCAGCTGCTGATCCTGCGCAACGACACCGGCGGCCTGCTGACCGCCACGGTGGACGGCGACGGCGGCACGACCGTGAACGCCCCGGGCCTGGGCGCCGTGAGCGTGGCGGCCGGCTACGCGCTCGCTGTCGCTGCCGGCGCGCGCGTCGCGGTCGAGTTGTCGAAGATCGGCGCCTACTGCAAGGGCGTGGTGCACGTCACCGGCGGCGCCGGCCTGAAGGCGCAGCTGATCGAACTCTGATGCTCGTCGAATGCGGCTTCTCGCGCGTCACGACGTTGGAGGGGGTGGAGTACAGCTTCACCCCCTCTTTCGGTCGCATCGCCGCGCTCGGCACGCCGCATGAAATCGTCGCGCTGTTCGCCGGCCTGCACGGGCCGAACGCCGCCCAGGATGCGACCTATGTCCTGGCTTGTCTCTGCGATCAGGAAGATCCGACGCCCCTGATCGGGTGGCGTGAGCCGGGCACCTGGCGCGAGGGGGCGATGCCTCCGGCCATGAAGATCATCCTGGCTCGCCACCTCATGACGCACGGGATCGCGGGCAAGGCCCGTCCCGACGCGAAGGGCGAAGGCAAGTACAGCGACCGCTTCGACGTCGCCGAGTACGTGTCCGCGGCCCGGGTTCACCTGGGCCTCTCTAGCGCCGACGCCGAGGCGCTGAGCATGACCGAGTTCCAGTCGATGTTCGCCATGAAGTACCCGAAGGCCGGCGACGGTGAGGGCTCGCGCGACGTGCCGACCCGGGATCAGTACGAGGCGGCGATGGCCACCTTCGAGGAGCGCCGCAGTGGCAACCAAGGTCGGTGATCTCTACTACGAGGTGACGGTCGACACCTCGAAGATGATCGAGGGCAACAAGGCCGCCGAGAAATCCAACGACGCGCTCGAAGCTACGCTCACTCAGACGGCGGCCGCCGCCAAGATCCACGCGGCCGCCTCTGCCGCTGCTGCAGTTGCCGTCCGGGAGGCAGCGAAGGCCGCTGACCAGGGCGCCGCAAGCGCGGGAAAACTGGGCGCCGCCACGGACAAGGCCACCATCTCCGCGAAGCAGCTGACCGCGGCGACGCGTGGTTTGCCGGCCCAGTTCACCGACATCGCCGTGAGCCTGCAGGCTGGGCAGAACCCCCTGACGGTGCTCCTGCAGCAGGGCGGCCAGCTCAAAGACATGTTCGGCGGGGCCGGCGCCGCGGCGAAGGCCATGGGCACGTACATCGCCGGCCTGGTCACGCCGCTCTCCGTCGCCGCGGCGGCGGTCGTGACCTTCCTCGTTGGCCTCACGAAGGGCCAGGCGGAGATGTCCGAGTTCAACCGGGCGACGGTGCTGACAGGCGGCGCGTCGCGCGCTACCGCCGACGACCTGAACGCCATGGCAGCGAGCCTCGACAACGTCGCCGGGGTCACGCGCGGGCAGGCGGCCGAAGCGATTGGCGAGATGGTCAACGCCGGCATCCGCGGCCGCGAGAGCATCATGCGATTCACCGAGGCGGCCATCCGCCTCGAGCAAGCTGGCGGCCCTGCCATCGAGAAGACGGCCGAGCAGTTCAAGGCGCTGGAGAAGGATCCCCTTGCGGCTTCGGTGAAGCTCAACGAGTCGGTCAATTTCCTCACCGACTCGCTGTACCAGCAGATCAAGTCGCTGGAAGAGCAGGGCCGGCACACCGAGGCGGCGCGTGTCGCGCAGAACGCCTACGCCGACGCGATCAACGCCCGGGCCCCGCAGATCCTCGACAACCTCGGGCTGATCGAGCGTGGGTGGAAGGCCATCGGCAACGCCGCGCGCGAGGCTTGGGATGGCGTCCTGAGCGTCGGCCGCACGGCATCGCTCAGCGAGCAATTGGCGAAGGCGCAGGCCGAACTCGACAAGCTGCAGAACCGCAAGTCGGGCTGGGCGTTCGGCATGACCCAGAAGGACCGCGACCAAGCGATCGAGGATCAGCGCCAGATCGTCGCCGGCATCCAGGAGCAGATGCGCATGGCCGCCCGGTCCGCCACCCAGCAGGGTGAGCAGGCCGACCGCGTGCGTGCGCTCGCGGCTTGGGACAAGGAAGGCCTGCAGTACCTCGACAAGAAGGCCAAGATGGAGCGCGAGATCGCGCAGACCCGCCAGGAAGGTCTCGCTGCTGGTCGGTCGGAGGTCGAGATCGAGGCACGCATCGCCGCCATCCGTGAGAAGTACGCCGAGAAGGTCAAGAAGCCGCGCAAGGAGAAGGAGCCGTTCGACGAAGCGGCCTACCTCGCGTCTCTGCGCAAGGCTCAGGAGAGCGAACTGCAGGTGGTCACCGCCACCGAAGACGAGCGCCTGCGCATCGCCAAGAAGAACCTCGACGCCAAGAAGATCAGCGAGGAGGCCTACAACGAGGCGGTCACGCTGATCGTGCTGGCGGCGGAGGAGGAGCGGCAGGCACTGCTCGCCAAGGCTCAGCAGAAGGTCGACGCCGAGCGCCTGCAGGCCGATGCTAAGGCCGCCCGCGACCGTGCCAAGGTCAGGAAGGGGCGCGACGAAGCCGCCGACGCCATCGCCGCGGTGAATCCGATCGACAAGATCCGCGAGGACGAGGCGCAGAAGATCGCGGTGATGGAGCAGTACCGCCAGCAGGACCTTGCCTATGCTCAGATCTACGAGGATGCCAAGGCCGCGATCAGGAAGAAGGCGAACGACGACGTCGCGGCGTACGAGGCAAAGGTGCAGGCGCAGCAGTTGAGCAACTACAGCGACCTGTTCGGCGCGATGGCGGGGGTAACGAAGGCCTTCGCCGGCGAACAGTCGAGTGCGTACAAGGCGATGTTCGCCGTCTCGAAAGGCTTCGCCATCGCCGAGTCCATCGTGGCGATCCAGACTGGCATCGCGAAAGCGTCGTCGGAGAAGTGGCCCCTGAACCTGGCGGCCATGGGCTCGGTTGCGGCGGCTACGGCCGGCATCGTCTCGACCATCAAGGGCACGAACTACGGCGGCGGACGCCAGTACGGTGGACCGGCAAGCGCTGGCGCCATGTACCGCGTCAACGAGACCGGACGGCCCGAGATGTTCACCGCGGCCAACGGCTCGCAGTACATGCTCCCGACCGCGAACGGCAACGTCACGCCGGCGAGCGAGGTGGGGCAGGGCGGCGGGCAGGCCTGGAACATCATCATCAACAACGCACCGCCAGGCACGACGGCTTCGGTCGATCAGCAGTCCCGCACCGTCGAGATCGCGGTGGCGGCCGTGGCCGAGCAGTTCGCCACGAACACCGGCCCGGTCTGGTCGGCGGCCCGTAGCGGGACGAACATTCAGCCGAGGATGTGATGCCGGACGCCTACCCCCTCACCATCCGATCGATCCTGCGGGCCGGCAAGAGCCGCACGCAACCGGCTGCTTTCACCATGGCCGAACCGCGGCGCGGGTTCGGGTACTCACAAGCAACCGGTACCGACGTGCCCGTCTTCTGGGACGTGGTGTTCCGGTTCACCGAGCAGGAGGCCCAGGTCTTCTGGACGTGGTTCCGGTTCATCATCGCGAACGGGGTGGACGAGTTCACCATGCCGATCCGCACCGAGTTCGGTGTGATCGAGCACACGTGCCGCTTCCTCCCTGACAGCCTGCTTCCGGTGAAGGAAGAGGGGCAGTTGTTCTCCTACTCGGCGACCATCATGGCGCGCGAGCTGCAGGTTCCCGATGGCGTTGAAGAAGCGGCCGAGCTCATCGTGGCTCTGCCCGACTGGTGGACCTGGTCGCAGCTGCTTGACCAGACAGTCACCGTTGAGATGCCGGGGGCCTGATGGACAAGGCTGAGTTCTGGGCCACGAAGAGCAAGCAGGCAGAGTTCCACGCGATCGAGTTCGATCATCCTGCGTTCGAAGCTCCGTTTCGCCTGGTGGCGAACCAGTTCACCGAGGTGACGCTGGGCGGGGCCCCTCACGTCCCCGCGCCGATGCGGATCAAGCCGCCCGACGAGAAGAGTGACGTTCGCCCGAAGCTGACCCTCGGCTTCCCGCGCCCGGTGGTCGGCCGGGAGTTCAAGAAGCAGCTGCGGCGCGTCACCGACTCGGGCCTGCTCGACCCGATCCAGGTCTCCTACGGGATCTACCTGGGCGACACCAGCGCGCCGAAGGTGACCTGGCGCCTCTTCGCCGACGAGACGAACGGCGTGACGTTCAACCGCGACAGCGTCCAGGTCGTCGCTGGCGACGACAACATCATGCGACGCGGGGTCTCGGTCATCTACGACCCGGGCGTGTTCACGGGTCTCGAACTGCTGTAGCTACTTCGTAGCATGAGGGAGGTGCAGAGCCTCCTCGCCCCTTCCGAGTTTGTTTCTCGCGCCATGGCGGCGCCGGGTATTCCGTGGGTCCGCTGGCGGAGCGACTGGGCCGCGTGCGACTGCTTCGGCCTCATCGTGCTGTGGTTCCGCGAGGTGCTTGGCGTCGAGCTCGGCGATGTGCCGGAGACCGAGATCGCAGCCGGCTTCGCTCAGGCGAGTGGCTGGGAGGAATGCGGGGCGGAGGAAGGCGCTACGGCCTGGATGGCCTGGCGCGACGGTGCGCCCACCCACTGCGGGATCCTGCTGCGCGGCGCCATGCTGCTTCATTCCGAAGCCTCGCCGCACGGCGGCGGAGGTGTGCGTCTCACGCGGTTGAGCGCGGCCGAGCGCGTCTACGGCCCGCTTCGCTTCTACCGGTACAGCCCATGCTGACGATCCAGCAGGACCCAGCTGGCGTGACCGGCCGTGAGCGGTTCGCGTGGGACTTCGGCGTCTCCATGCAGGAGAACATCGCTCGTCACCTCGCTGGGGGTGCGGACTGCGAAGTTCGCATCAACGGCCTGCTGATCGATCCGCTGACCGACCCGCGGCTCGACCGCCCGCCGCTCACCACGGAGTTCGTGGTGGTGTCGCGGCGGCCCGCGTTTGGGATCGACTGGATCTACTACGTCTATGCGGCAATCGCGGCCTACACGATCTACACCCTGGCGACGATGCCCAAGCCGAGCGGGGATACCGGCGGCAAGGACAGTCCGAACAACAAGCTCACCGGCCAGACGAACGTCGCCCGGGCCTACCAAGCGATTCCCGATGTGTTCGGCTACCGCCGCGTGTGGCCTGACCTGATCCAGCCCTCAACCGTTGAGTACATCAACAACCTCAAGTACGTCACCGAGTGGATGTGCGTCAGCCGAGGGAAGGGGACGATCGAAGACGTCCAGTACGCCGAGACGCCGATCGGTGACATCTCCGGCTCGAGCTTCGAGGTGTTCCAGCCGGTCGCCGTGGACGGCTACCCGGAGTTCGGCTCCACGACGCTCAACGACGTCTACGAGTCGTTCGCAAGCGACGAGGTGAACGGGCAGGAGCTGCCCTACGCGTTCGACTACCCTGAGTTCATTCAGCCTGGTGCGGTTACGGCCGCGTCCGGCGCCACGGTATTCACGATCACCTTCGCCAACAGCCAGGGCACCGAATACCTGAAGAACGCGGCTCCGGGTGGCACCGCGGTCATCACCTTCGACTACAACGCCGGCGCGAACTCGTTCTTGCAGACGTGCACGGTCGTGAGCTACGGCGTCGGGTCGGGGGTGGTGACGTTCACCTTCACGAGCCCCGT